ATTTTTGATTTTTATTATTCTTTTATTTTTTTCTTTTCTAGTTAATCTCAGAAAAGGATTTAGAAAGTTTATCCAAGCGTCATCTGATTTTGGAAGAAGATTAAAAATTCCATCTTCCATCATCATTTTCATTGTATTTTTATATGATCTACCTTCCGGGTCAAGATTTTCACTGATTAATAAATCAATATTTTCTTTTGCGTCTTCTGTCAATATAGGTTCATCTAAACTGACAATTTTTTTATTTAACTCAAAAAATTCCTCACCTAAAACACCATACTTTGTAACACCTGTTATAAAATTTTTTATCAAATAATTGTTCTTATCTTGTTCAAACAATTCATTTGCTCTGTTTTTTATTTCTTCTAATGTTACTTTCTTATCTTTTATTTCAGGAAATAAAATGAACAGTTTTTTAATACCAAAATTTTTAATACCGGCAATGTTATCTGATGAATCACCACACAACATTTTTATGTGTTTTACATTTTCAATTATGACTTCTTGTTTGTCATAAATGTATACATCACCAGGTTTATATAATTTTTGATGTGAAGGATTATAAATACTTGTGGTCTCAGAGATAAGTTGAGTCAAGTCCCCATCAGAAGAATAAACAATTTTTTTCTCATTTGGTGAATTGTGTGTATAATATGCGATACAATCATCTGTCTCACAGAACTCATATTCACCTTGACGAACATAAACTTCCTCAAGATATTTTTTAATTCTATTTCTTTGATATAAATAGGAACTTAACTCTTCCTCACTTTTAATTCTTTTCCTTCTGTTCTCTTTATAAGGAGAATAGATAATTTTTCTTGTTCTGTATGATTCTTCACCGTCCCAAAAGACAACAATTTTATCTAAATGGTATGCTTCAAAACTTCTTCTAAGAGTATTAAGGAAATGATAGATTCCTCCAATGTGTTGCCCCTTATAGAAGTAATTCTTGAGACCAAAAAAACCGATTGTAAGTAAATTGTCACCATCAACAAGTAAAACCGACATTAACCATTTTATTAAAGTTAAAAAATACTATTCGTCTATTTCAGGTTCAGTTGATTCACTAAGTTGAATTTCACCTGTACCTTGTAAAATACCATTCCAATAATCAGAATATTTTTTCTTGTATTCTTCAAGTGCTTCCTTAGTATCGGAAATGTAACCTTGAGGTACCGCAATTATCTTACCATCTTTATACTGTAAACCATTAACATGGTTTTTCAGTATTGAAATCTTTGTTCTAATTGCGTAAGAAATATCTCTACCGCCTTTGGTTGCCTTGATATGACTAATACCTGATTTTCTTTGATTACCAAACAAGAAAACAATAGATGATGCCAACCACAATGCTTCTCCACCTTTTGCTTTAATTTCAGGTTGTCCAAATGGATTATCAGGTAAATCAACCCAGGGTTGGTTAACAACAACTAATGTATTAATTAGTGGATATTCCGGACTTGGATAATCTTCTTTTTTTGATTTAGAAATTCTTGAATGAATTCCCATACCAATTTTATCAGATAGTGCAGATGCGTTATGCATTTTACCACCCTTACCTTCAAATGTCATTTTACAAGGAATTGAACCAACAGAATCCCACAAGAACAACAAAGATTTTTTAATCTTACCTTTTTCTTGACCATCTAAAATGTTATTAATAAAATCAGTTGCTTGTTCAATATATTCAAATGTATCATTGAAGATAAAATTACCATGCCACTCACCATCTTCATCTTGTTCTGCTTGTAATCCAAGTTCAACCGCGTGTTCCCAACTCCATTTTTTTTCTGTAATAATAAACACAGGTAGATGTCCTCTCTTTTGTGCATCTGCAGCAGCTAAAATTAAAGCTGTTGTTTTAGAAGAGTTACTATGACCCAAGAACATATTAATCCCACCCATTACAGGTCCCGGTAACCCACACGCTTCTAAAAACGCATCACCACAGAAATAAAAACCGGTTTCTTTATATTTTGTCTTTGATGAAAACTGCTTGATAAAATCATCGTCCCCACCTCCGAAGTCTTTTTTCTTAATTGATTTTGCCATAAAAAAATTTAGTTTTAAAAAATAAAAAAAGATTGGGTATATATTTCAACACCCAATCTTATAAGTGTTTCCTTAGAAAGGAAGTTCACCATCCACTTCATCATCTACCTGTGGATCTACTACTGCTGTTTTTGTTTGACCACCTAATGTTTCTTCTGATGTTGCGTTTGAAACATATTTTTTAGTTTCAGAATCCCATCTTGGATTTTCACCTTTCGCAATCATTTCAAGATACTCTTCAGGTTTCTTAGAATAAACGTCATTCCATGTCAATTCATCCTCAATCCACTTTTTTGAAACTTCTGTATCTGTGTGAAGAGGTCCCGCATCTTCAGGGATAATAGAGTTAATTGTTGTATACTCTTTACCTGTACCTGCTTTAGTTAAAGACAAAGACAAAATCAAATCACGACCTTTCTCAACGTCTGTAACATTTCCTTTATTTCTCCAAATAGGTGCAATTTTATCAAATACACCATCACCTTTAGCGTTGTGTTTAAATCTCCAAAATTTTGGACCATCTTGTTCGTTCTCTCTATCAATAACTTTAACGATATAATATTTACGTGAACGATAATTTCTGGCCAATTCTTTATCTGATTCTACTCCGGTCATCATAAGACCTTCATAAACCTCATTTAAAGGAGAACGCTTACCTTCTTGTGCTGGGTCATATAATTTTACCCATTTACCATCAACCTGAACTTCGTGAAACTTAACTTCTACGAAAGGGGATGAACCATCTTTAGTGGGAAGAATACGAATTCTTCTTTCTCCACTTCCTGAACCTTTAGGAAGTAATGTTGTGAAATACTTCTTCATTCTCTCTTCTTGAGAGACTTTACTACCGTTGCCGCTTGCGGCTTGTTTGTTTTTCTCGTATTGTGCTAATACGGGATCATTAATTTCTGCCATGTTAAAAAATTTAAGTTAAAAAATGTTATGTATAAATTATAAACAAAAAAAGTCAGATTATGAAATCTGACTTGAAGTTTTTTAAAAAAATATTTTTGTTACTCGAGTGTTAATAAATAAGCGAACTTATTTAGTTCTCCTAACATTTCATCACGAATATTAAGTAAATCTGTATCTGAAGGGTCTAAAGACTCACTCATATCTCCCAAAATTTCTCTAATTTTTGATATCATTGATTTGATGTCAATTTCAGATAAATTATTTAATTCGATGTTTTTTGTTTCTTCATCTAAAACAAATCTTCCATATTTACCCATAGCAGATTCAACAAATGTATCAATGAGTGGGTCTAAAGCTTCATATAAACCACCAAAAGCTTGGTGTCTACCTAAACCTTTTGTTTGCCAGTGACATATTCTCAATTGTGCTTGTAATCCTAAAAATAAATTAACATTAGTATCTAATTTCATCTTCTTGTGCGTTTGGGTTAAAAGTATTTCTTATTGTTTCTTTAGTAAAGTCATCAATATCATTTTTAGTTAATACGTATTCATTTTTACCACTTAATTTCATTTCCTCCTGTTTTTTTGAAAAAAACTCATTTGGTTTTTGATTGAATGGGTATGAATCCAAAGAACGCATTTCTAATTTCTCTTGAGGTGTTTCTGGTTTCATGTTTTTAACTTCAGAACTCAATGAATCAATTCTATCGATAATAGAATCCATATTCTGTAGTTTTGTTTCTAAATCAGATAACTTAGTAAAAACATCTTCCATTTTATTTAAAACTGAAGTATGGTCTTGTTTGTTATCATCAATTTCTTTTTTGATGTTTTTTGTCATGTTAACCAAATCAGTGATATCTATCTCTTCTGTTTCATCAGCTGATGGTGGTGCTTCTCCTGTTGGAGGTGGTGGTACGTCACCTGCTGGTGGAGGTGGCACATCTCCTGCTGGTGGTAATTCTCCTGCCGGTGGAGGAGGAGGTGGTGGTGGAACATCTTGTTCCATAATCATTTTTTTTGCGTATTTATTAATCGCATTAAAACGATTTAATTCTTCTTGTAATTTTTGTTCTAACATAGTATTAATCTTGTAATAGTTGTCTTCCGTCTTCAGTGACGTATTTTTTATTTATTCTTTCAACGATACCGTCTTTTGACCTGATAACATAACATTCTCCGGTCTGTAAATCACATTCCTCTCTCTCCATACCATCTTGAGAGACATTTTTAACCACTTTTTGATTTAAAAATGAATCTAAACTGTTGTTTAATTTATTATTATCCATACTTTTTTTATATAAATATCTTGATTATAGGTAATAATTCTATTCCATACTGAAATAAACTACATCTCCTTCAACTAAATTTAATCTATCCATCAGTTCTTGTGACATTCCTATACCATATCCCGGAATATTCGGTCCAACATTTATTTGACCCGTTACTGTTCTTGAACCAACAGCTCCTGATACATTAAATGATATATTACTAAGTGTTGCATTTTTCTTAGGATTATAAAAAGTTGTTTTTCCAGAAATTATTTTTGACGTTGGTACATTCTTTTTACTAAATTTACATGAATAAAAAATTAAGTCCTTAGATTTATCTTTTATTTCACTCCATGGTAATGGTGCACTTTCAACTAATGACATGTTAGTTGTATCACTAATTTGATAAATAGAACTACCCATTCTAGCAACCCTTGCTCTTAACCAATCTTTATTACTATACTTAACTTTTTGTATGTATAATTCATCATTAAAACCATTAAATGGTACACCAAATTCAGTAATTGCTGCGTCTTTTATCAATTCTTCTCCAGGTAATAAACCACCCGGATCAGTTGTATAGTTACCTTTTGATGTCGACACGTTTTCGGTTGTTGATGTTTTTTTATCCGCTTCTTTTATTAACGCAATCGCTTTAGCACTAATCTTATCAAATAAAGGTTTATAACTTGACATAAAGGAGTCTTTAGGGTCAGGAAGAGATGCTACAGGTATTCTTGTTCCTTTAAATGACGTTGTTATATTATTATTTCTTATATTATGAGTAACTTCTGTAATCCAATATGACCCTTTAAACATTGGGATGTTTTTAAGATAAAAAAACATTGTGGGTTGTATCATCACATCACCCATACAAGTTACTTCACAAGAATAAGACGCTTGTCTATATATTTCAAATAAACCTATATCAACATTATATGTACCGGAACCTGATTCAGACCTTGCTAAGTTTTCCATTACAACAAATGATTCTGTTGTATTTTTAATAGTGGATTGGTCTAAAGATACTCCTTTAAATATTCCTTGATTTTGGTCACCAAAACTAACTTCAAAAGCAACGACCTTATTTGATTTCGCGAAATCGTCTTTGGTAAAAACGTCTGGTGCGGTTATTATCAATGGGTTATTGTTTACATTGGATATGTCAAAAGTATCATCATTAAACCCATATTTTTTACTTTCGGACATATCCGGGTGTTTTGATGTGGGACCAACATATTGAACAACCACCTTAGGTGATGACTCTTGATAATCAACCTCCAAAAATGTTCCAAATAAATTGGAAGCTAAGTTTTTAGATGGTGTGATTTTATTGTTATTTGGTGAAGGTGAACTACCATAAAAATTAACATAAGATGGTAATACTCTCATGTCAAATCCTGTACCTTGTATCAATACTGATAATGCGGTGTATAAATTAATTTTGTCATTTTTAGGGTCTAATAGAGAAATAAACCTATCCAAATTCAAATATGCCACATCACCAATATCTTTATTAGCTTTATCTAAAAACATAAATTCTTCCATCAATAATCTTTGACCTAAAGAATTTCCTGCAACCCATTTATCATTGAATGATTTAAAGAAATTATACATTTCAATCTTTAAATCTCTATTGTTGTATCCTTTTACAATATTTCGACCTGTGTCGGGGTTTGCTTGTAATTTAGCAAAATTACTTATCAACAATTGTAAGAATAATCCTTGTCTAATAAAATGAGGATTTGACCCACCTATGAACACACTTTGTTTTATATAATCTTGAAATGCCGTTTTAGTATTTGTCCCTCCATTTTTTATATACCCCGCATAAATTAATATTAATGGTCTGAATTGTTTTATATTATCCTCATTTAATTTAACGTCATTTATGATAAAGAAGTTTTGATAATATGAATCAATGTCTTCACCTATATATAATTTAATTAAATTTTGATTTGCTACTGTTAATTGTGAACTATCATAAGAATCGTATGAAAATGTATTTACATTATCTACTTTAGAAAAACCATGAAAAAGATGACTATCAATTTCTTTCGGATTTGCGAGTGTTATTTTTAGTACATTGTTGTTTGCCAACATATCTCTAGTTAAATCTAAAAGTTTTGTTTTTTGTTTTGTTTTAATCTGTAATATCAACGTATCTACATCAGTACTATCAGATGTTTCCTTTTTTACAGTTACAATTTCTTTTAATAGTTGTTGAAAATTGTCATGTTTTACATTACTAAACCTTTTAAGTGGTATTTCTTGTTTTAAATTCTCACTAGCAAATTCCAAAAATAATTGTTCGAAAGAATCTAAAATACTTGGACTAAACGTACCAATTAAATCAATCACTTTCCTATAATTTGTTCCTAAAGAATATTGATTATCGTCTGTTGACCCACTCACATATGTTCTTGGATATTCAGAAAATGAATTAAATGTTTTACCGGTAAATGAATTATTAATATAATCATCATCCCAAATAATTCTAAAATAAGATTCGAACTCTGTTAGGAATGAATTATCTGTTGTACCGATAATTGTCGGTAATGTAGACAATATAGGTGTGTTCTGTTTTTTATTTATATATTGATTGTCTCCATCTGATGGTAATAATGTATATCTTAAATCGTTATTATCGAACCTTGAATTATTTACGAATCCAGTCCAATATCTTGAATTATTTGATTGTTCTCTAACCCTTTCTACAAACGCACCTGCGGTATTATTTAATGAATATGATGTGTTACCAGATTCAATAACATAAAAATTGTAATCATTTACGATTTGATGAAATATCGCATCATAGTATGGATGTATACCAATATCAAATGTTGAACCTGAATATGTCACATTAAATGAAGATATCCCGGAATTAGTATTTGCTGTTACTGTAAAATTAGTGAATGTTCCTCCCGTTTGTTGATCATTAAAAAATTCACCCCCATTTAAATTTAATGTAGTTGTTCCTGTTAGACACCCACTTAATATATCTGTACCATTTTGAATGTAATTTTTATATCTATGATATATTGATCCCCATTTTAATATTAAATGATATGGTACATAATGAGTCGAACCCACTTCTCTGAATAAAGAAGAAATGGGAAACGGGGAGAAACCAAATCTATTTATGTCTTCTAAATCTAAAAATGGTAAAGAATTTAATAAAAGATATGCCGATCCAGCATATTTTCCATACGGTGCACTTTTAAAAAATTCGGAATATAACTGATTGTGAAAATACGGTGTATTAAGTATGTGTGTTGATGTTTGATTAACTTTTAATTTATTTAAAAATAAATTTGTTTCAAATCCACTTTTAACCCATTTAGATGTATCTAACGGAGAAGAAATAAACGATTCTCTCGTATTTAGTTTTAATGTGCCATTAAATTTAAAATTATCGTCAGTAAAAGATGATTCATTTAAATAAGATAAATATAAATTTGAATTAAATGGGTATATACTTTTCCTATATGATTCAGGAGTATAGTTTAAAAGATAGTTATTTAACTTTGGAAAAGATGAGTCATCATCAATTCGATTATTGTTTGTGCTAAGTTGTTCGATTGTATATGAAGTTTCGATTGAACTCTTAATATAATCTACTGTTGATAATTGATCTTGATAATATGGGTATCTTTCAAATTGAGAGGTCGCTCTTAAAAAAGTTTTTAAATCATCAGTTGTTTTTATTGAATTTTTTAATATTCCAACAATATCTAAATCATCTAATGTACTTTGTTTTATGTTTTCAAATTCTAAATCAGATAATTCTTTAATTGTTTCTTTATCAAAAGAATCAAACAATGTAAAATAATAAGACCTTTCCCATATTTCATATAAAAAAGAACTCATTGTTTTATTAATATATGAGTTAGTTGCAGCAACATAACCTAAACTACTTATGTTTTTATTTCTATTTTCTTGTGAGTTAGATTCAAAAACATAATTAACATTATTAACACCACCTTCGTTATCCGCTAAAGGGTCATATAAGTTTGTAGACACACCAATAAATTCTTCAACAAAACCTACTTCAGGCCATAATCTTTTATCATATGATTTTAATGTTTTTTGTAAATCTTCTTCACCCGGATATGCTATTATTTTTTGTTTGTTACCTGCGGAATTTTTTTTGATTTCTGGCCAAGGGTATATTGAAGAACCTTTTGATTCATTACTTAAATTACCAACATACTTTTTTCTTTCCTCACCTACATTAAATGAATTGAAATGAACTTCCCTCATTAATCTTACATAGACTTCGGCGTTCGCTAAAATTATACCAAAAAGATTACGAACAGTTGGTGAAAACCCTAAACCTCCAGCGTCTTTATTTTTTATCACCTCATTCATTTTCTTTTCCACATCTTCTTCTAACTTTTTCTTTTGCTCATTAAATTGTTTTCTTATTTCAAATATATCTTCAAACAATTTATTTTTCGCAACAAGATATTGGTTGTCTTTTACGTCATAATATTCTTTAATACCTTTTATATTTTTTATATCAATCGCACTTACAAATTTACCGTTAGTTTTATTCTTAAGTTGTTTGTTAAAAATATTACACTCAGTAATTTTTTTTCTATATGTTTCGATTATTTGTTCTAATGTACCTTGATTACTTGCACCAATAATTTTATCTGATTTTGTTTTGTTTGTTTTATCAGATTGATAAAAATAATCAACATCACCTATTGATAAAAATTCAAGACTTAAATTTCTTTTACTCCAATCATTAACTGAGGTTTCAAAATTATTTATAATTTCAGAAAATTCTTTTATTCCCGCAAATACTTTTGGTTCAACAACTTGGTCAAAAATTTCTTTTTCTAATAATTTATCAAGTGACTTTGCAATAACACTAATTTCTCTCAATGTCTTTACTGGTACATCTTGACTAATAAGTTTTTTTTGTTTTAATTCGTTGAAGACAGATGTTAATATCTTATATCCTCTTGATGATTTAGATACTTTCTTTTCATAAACACCTAATTTAGTATTAAATGTTCCTTCTTTTTGTACTTCTGTCAAATACATGTAAGGACAATTCATTACCGCCTTTAACGGAATATCACTTAAAAAAGCATATGTTGAACCAACAAAACTAGTACTTATTTCAAAGTTACCTGTGGTATCATTAAATTTAGAATTGAATTTAACTAAATGTAGTCTATATCTAATTGCTTTACCATAAAATCCTTTTACTGTTAAATAAAATATTGGCCAAGGTATATGGAAAAACGCGTTATATGGTGAATTTTCCGGAGATTCAAATAATGTTTTACCTCTAACATCAATAAAATTTATATTGACTTGTGGTATAAAATTTGCACCTTTTATTAAAATACTAACACTATCAATACCAAAAGTTTGAGCACTTTTATCATTTTGATAAGGATCTCCTACAGGTACTTTTATATTTTGAAAATTACTAAATTTACCTAAATTTATGTTTATGTCTTTTTGTGTTACTTCACTAAACGCATCGGTCCAAGAAGTATCGTAATCTCTACCATCCGCATTTTTAAGAAAATTTAATGTCCCTTTTGCAATAGATGTTAATGTATTTTTATTATCGGACGCAATTAAAGTTGTTCTTGGAATTAAATCCGCTTCCAAGTTTACATACATAACTAAATTCTCTTGTTTAATTCCTCTTGGTTGAACTTCTCCATCAACAAGTACACTGTTAGGGTCCACATAAATTAAATTATTGTGGTCTACTTTTACTAATATATTTTCACTATTTGTTAAATCATTGTTTGCCATAGTATAATGTATACAAATCCACGTTCTTTTTGTAGTCTTGTAGAGTAACGACTAAAGGAAAAGGTATTCTAACGAAAGAATTATCAGGTATTTCAAATTCAACACTACCAAGTAAAGGATTCGCTTGTAAAATTAACCAACCAAATACCGGTGTACCATAATATTCTTGAGACAATTTATCAAGTCTATCTTTACCTTTTTTATATTGATAGTACCTATCTGTTCCTTTTATAGGTATTTCTATCCCCGGAACAATTCTAAATGTACCATCTTCTTCAAAATACTGATATCTATCAAAATAATTTCTACTCATTAATTACCCTTTTTATAAAAATTAAGTTTATTGGTAACACTAACTTTAGTTGATTTAAGATTTTTCACGTCTTGAACTTTTCCTGCATCTGTTATTTCTGTAGTACTTTGAACATTGAATTTTATTGTTTTACTATTACCTCTCTTTTTGAATTTACTAAATTTAAAATTGTGGTCATTTGTTTTAGTATAAAAATCGTCCAATCTTTTTCTTAATTTTTTTCTCAAATTTTCAGTGAAAATTGTTGTGTCAGTTTCAAAAGTGTTTTTCATTAAATTGTCTCTATCTTTAATATCATTAAATAAAACTGACAGTACCGTTGTAAATTGTTGTGTTGTATAATTGGACGAATTATAATTTATTGACGTATCTAAATCAGTATATAATTTAGGTGTATTGTTAGTTATATATTCGACATTATTTTTATATTCATTATACAATTTATCATATGTAAAACCAGATAATGTTGCTTCAGTTACTTTATTTTTGTCTATTTTATAATCGTAAAAACCATATTTAACAATTACGTTAACTTTATCAAACGCACTTATTAATTCGTCTCTTTTTGTTTCAAAATCTTCTAACACATTCTGTTCAACCATTTCATCAAATTTTGTTTGAAGAAACGATTCAATGTATGGTTGTAACAATTCATTCGCCTTGTCTTTCTTAGGACCTGTTAGTTCTTTGTCAAAACCAAATATTTGACATAAATCAGATGTTTTTGATATTGAAATCATACCCGCTTTAATACCTCTAACAATTATTGATATATCACTTGTTTTAGGATATAAACCAAATAATTCAATTGTTTGTGGTGTATTTATGGTAGTATAAACATCGTAATCTTTTATTGTTCTATAATTATTTGAAAAGAAAACACTTCCTAAATTGTTACCATACTTTAATACAATTGTATTATACATACTTTCGTATCCATTAAAATATGATTCTGTTTTTTCAAATACATTATCTATTAATTTGGTGAAATCTATTGTTCCTCCAGTAGTGTTAACTGTTTGAAATTCACCAATATATTCTCCTTCTTTAATTTCATTCTTACTATCTTCAGGTTGTGTATCAACTAACTTTTGTTGGTCTTTAAGTAATTCTTCTAAGAATTCTTTTGTAAATGTTTCTGCGTCTTGTCCCGCAATTTTACTATTTGTTGATATTGACCTTTCATCATAAATTTCGGTATTTGCGTAGAAATTAGACGATAACGCATTCTGTAATCTTTCTACAGGTCTTTCTAAACCTTGACCACCAATAAAAGTTATTGAACAAGTAACGTTAGCAATCATAGGTTGTACACCAATACCTTCAGGATTTAAATCCCAAACATTATCATCAAAAGTTATATTAACATCTTTAATTATTATTTTTGAATGATAAAAATCACCTATTCTTAAAACACAAAAAGGTGGTGGTCCAAATGATGTATTTCTTGCATTAATATCATTTTTATCTGCAACTCCTTTAATTGGTATTGTATCACCAGGTCTAATACACTGATGTAAAAATGTTAATCTTGAATTTAATCCTTCTGGTGTTGTTGAGTGAAAACCGGGATGAAAATATTTTAATTTTTCTCTTAACGACTTAAATGCCAATGGAGAATCTTCTTCCAATTTTTTAAAATAGTAACATTCAGAAAGAGTTTTCATAATGATTCTCTTCATTACATCAATTGGTGGTTTCTTTTTTGTTCCCGGAATAATACTAGTTTCAGTTTCAATTCTTGTTCTTGGTAATTCTGCCGGTGGGGGCGGAGGAGGTGGAGGTGCTGGAGTTGTTTTTGTATATTTAAATCCAACAATACTATGTCTACAATAAAATGCTGTCGGTGAAACTACTTTTAAACCTCCATTTGGACTTGTTATGTATTTGAAATCTTTATTTATACAATCACTACTTCTTGTTCCCCCATTATATAATTCACCGTAACTTACTGTTTTTATTGTTACTTTACCTTTATTACCAACATAACCAAATTGTTCTAATGTATATTCTTTATCAATACTATTTATTACATTATTTAATTTATCCTCGTTTATCCATTGTATATCAGGTACTGTACTTCCTGTTTTAATTCTATCAAAAAAATCTCTAATAACACTATGTGTTCTTCTAAGTGATAATTTATTATTATATGATTGTGTAGCAACAGATGATGTTGCCGATTCAATAAATAATTGAATATCTTTTACCGTATTATTAGCAATATCTTGTTTTAATGTTTCTGTTTTAGCTGTGTATGAACTAAAGTTATTTGTAAACTCATCAAAATATTTTGTTAAAACATTTATTGTTTCTCCTGTTGCAGTTTCAATATTTGATACTGTCTCTGAACCAAAAAGTAATTTTTTATCGTTTTTTGCATTACTACTAGTTGCTGGAACTAATGAAACTATTGCATTTTGTAATCTAGTTAAATAATCATTCTTTTTAGGTGCTAATTCATTGTATTCTTCTCCGTATGGTCTTCCTGCTGTTAAGCTAGTTCCTTTAGGAAAATCATTTTCATAATATAATGGTGTTGGTGATAATGTTACTGTTTCGTTACTACTGTTTTGTGTTGGTGTGTCACTAGGATTTTGAGTTGTAACAGGGTCCGTTACCGTTTTATATTTAATTATTGTTTGAGGGTCAGTACCTTTATTTAAATATTGTTTTATTAATTCAATATCGTTACCATCTAATGTTGAAAATCTTCTAATTAAACCATAAAAATCAACCTCTTCACATCCAGCAAAAAACGCATTTATATAATTGTCGGCTTCCTCATCTGACATATTTTTAAAATAATCTCTAACTAATAAATTTAAAATACTTGGGTGGTCAACAACAATTTTAAAACCTAATTGTCCTGTTCTTTCTGTATTTTGGTATGTATATATTGATTCAGGTCTACCCAAGAAAGTATTTGATTCCCATCTTGCACTATTGTTTTCACTAACTTTTAAATCATATGGTGGAAACCACATTACCCTACCACCATTTGGTCCTCTTTCACAATATGGTAAATCTTGAACCATAAATCCAGGTAATGTAGATGACTTCCACGCCAAGTTCTCTATTGAGAACATATATTTTTTAGCGTAAAAATCTTTACCATTAGCGTCTTTTACACCTCCCGCAACAATATTTGTAGATGATTTAAAATCATCATCTCTTAAACCATTTGACATCGGTGCAATATTTAAGTTCCATGGTTTACTTCCACCACCCATAACACTTGCATCGAATTTTCTGATAATCTCTGTTCTTTTCATTGTATCAGAATAATTCATATATGACCTGTCTTTGGTCCAAACTCTACAATATTCAACACCCGTTTCTTCTCCACTAAATTTATCAACGTACTTAATCGCAGAACCTCTTGACATCATCATATCACCTTCTCTAAACACCCTACTAGTTTGATCAATGACATTCGCAACGTGAGAACGTGCTGCACCGCCATCTTTTGGCATTGTCTCAAGTAAATCTTGTGTTGTGCCTAATATTGAATCTCCTCTAAAACCAAATCTGGTTGATAAAGACTCTTCCAACTTTGAAGATTCGTCTGCATATTCTTTATTGTTTTCCCCTAATTTATTTTTTGATTTAGAACTAATCCATGTTAATTTACCTCCTATCGCACCACCTTCAGTTATATTTCTTTTTCCTTGAAAAAGTTTTGCTTGAACTTCGTCAAACATTAATGATAAAAAATAATTACTTCTTACTGGTCTATCATTAAAATCACCCATAGCAAATTTCACATCATCACTTCTATCATCACCAATATATGCTTCTCTTGAAGGTGCTTCTAAACCTAAAATAGATTTTACTCCTTCGGCGACGTTATTAACAAAATTAAAAACCTTAGAAGATTGTTGTGATCTCGCTGTTGTTGTATAATCGGGTCCATATTTAGAAAAACCTAAATTATTGAACAAATATTGTTTTTGTCCTTCACCCATATACTCAATGAATATATCAGATGGTTTTCTTGATAATTTTGGTCTTCTTTGTATACCTACGAGAGAACCTAAAGCACCTGTAACGTCTTGTATTATTGCACCGAATTCTGTCCTTGCTTGTGGTCTATATTCAACAGGATTTGCAGGATTAGTTAAATAATCACCCGGGATTTCCGCAAAAGGAAATTCTACCCCCGCAACTGTTTGAAGAAAATCAATCGCTTTACCCGGTGCAGTGTTTGCAACAGTTATTTTATTGTTATATTCAATTAAAGGTTCTCGACCAGTTACAATGTTTAACGCAGTTGCGGTGTTACCATTTAACGCATCTAATATTCTTGCTCTACCTATAGTCGCAGCTTCTAAGTTTTGTTGAACCCTTGCAAATACTGGTCCCTGTCTATTTTCTTTAATGTACTTTGCTGCGAATTTAAATAATTCACTTTCTGTGTCATAATTACCATTATTAGACATAATACCAATCAAATTATGGTCAGTAGGAAATTGAAAATAGGGGTATAATTGTAAATTCGCTCTTCTTGGTATAGTATCAATACTTTCTTTTATAAAATATTGATTTGGTTTAAAAATATTTTGAGTTTGGATAAAAGTTAAATCATTAACTCTATTTGTATCTACCGCACCAGGATCCACATTAGCGAAGTCAGATAAATTCTGAACAATATAATTTTGGTCAGTAAAAGTCTGAGGTCCGTTGGGTTGTTGAAGTGTTCTACCTATCAAAAAATCCCTAAATCCCCTTGTTGTATTAAAATCTAAATACGTTGGCATTATATTGTTTTAATAATAAATAGATATAATTAAAAAATTTATTACAAGTACAAGTAAGAACCAGGATTACCTACTTGTATTCTTTCATCACCCACTCTTACATCTATTTTAAAAAGATGTGGTTGTGCGTTATTTACCGGTGCTGTATTTGTATTTGTTGTTGTAGTGGTATTTGCTGCGGTAGTGGTATTCGTTGTTATTGGTGCTGCTGTTGTTGTTGGTTGAGCGACAGTACCTTGTTGTGTATTTGTATTTGTTGTTGGTGATTTTGTTGCAGCGCTACCTTTTGGTGTTTTACTTTTAATATATTTATTATTTGCATCAACAATTGCATCCGCAATCCCGGTCATCATATTTTTTACTTCCGGTGCTTCTTTAGTTGCGAATTTACTAAAATTATCTGCAGCCTTTTTAGGGTCTAACGGACCTCCCTTAACAAGTTCTTCATATAATTTATCCGCAGCTTTACCACCAGACCTTCTTGCTAATGCAGCAAGGAAGTTTAAATCTCTTTCAATATTTGTAACAGAGTTTGCTTGGTCTCTAACTATTTGTTCAGGTGTTCTATCTTGTAATTCTTTTTGATAAAATAATAATGTTTCTGCTTGTTTTTGCGATAAATTTTCTAACGCAATCTCTTTTGTGTCCTTATCTACACCTAACGCTTCTCTTATTCTATCACTATTTAATTCTATCATCATTTTACCACCCTTCATCTGAGAAATATTAGTTAGGAATTCTTTCTGTTCGTCTTTTAAATCTAAACCACTAGCCATCATAGCAGCAGCTGCTGAAGTTCTTTCTGCGGAAGCAATTGCACCTTTTGCTAGTTCATCATAACTAACCCCTAATGCTTTAGCCATTTCTCTTGCTCTTCGTAAATTGACACCGGTAATTTCAAATCTACCTTGTTCTGCATTATATGTCGCTAAACTACTGGCGGCACCAATCAATGAATCTTGTAACCCTTCCACATTATTTGTCGCCATGTACATTAATTTTAATGGGTCGTTAAAATCACCTATAGCACCACCTAATACTTGTAAGTTCGCGGCTAAATCAATTGCTCCTTCAGGATTCATAACGCTTTCTGCAATCTTAAAAACTTCACTCATACTCATTCTGAATTCGGTTGCTTTTCTAATCATATTACCTAATCCTTCAATACCATTTTTAAAACCAAATTCATTTAATTTACCTATATTCTGTGATAATTCTTTCGTGGTGTTTTTTGATGAAAGACCTAATTGAAGTGATTTCATACCAACCTTTTCAATCATTTCGACAGACTCTCTAGCTCCCATTCCAATATTCTCAAATCCAGGTAACATTCTAACTAATTCTTCTAAAGTACCTACGAACGCCTTTGCTGCAGTACCTGCTTGTTTCCATGTTTCCGAATTTATAAATGCGAATTTACCCGAATCCCTCACCAAAACCTGAGATGACCTAACCAATTCATCAAACCCAATACCCATTCTTAGTAACTCAGGATTTGCATCTGATAGTTCATTTCTTAAATCTTCCGCTAATTGACCGGTAACACCAATTTCTTCATTTACCTGAGTTCTTAATGCAGATTGTTGTTTCATGTATAGCTCCATGCTACTACCAAGTCCATCAATAATATTTTTACCAATTTGTTGTAAACTATTAACACCACCTTGTTTATCTATTACCACATCAAGAAGATCAGTTATTTTAGTATATTCCTCAGTAATATTTGGTAATTGAGTACTACTTTGAGTTGCAATTCCTCCTCTAAATAATTTTGTTACACCTTCAAAAACATTAGATGATTTAGTTGAAGTGGAGGTGGTTGATGTTGTTGTATTAAAACGACTAGTAATTTTCGCTTGTTCATCGGGTCTCATTCTTTCACCACTATTCCATTGATCTAATGCTCTTAGAAACGTGTTTGTTACTGAAGTTTCATCATTGTGTAAATAAAGATAATCATCTATTCTTGGTCTTGGTCCTTGTCCGTTTGCCATAATATTAACTATTTTCTAATTCTATCATATAATTTATATAATATCTTCTTATATAAATAGGCATAGAGAGAATATCTCCATAGGAGAATCCTCTTTTAATTAGAAATAAAATTTCGGTTAACTGGTTCTTTTTATATTCCGTAGAAAGGGCGAAAGAATTCTACCCCAAATCCGATTACAAATTGGATTTCTTCTCCTGATGGGGTTGTTGCTTTTTGGGTTAAATCTAACCCCGGTTTATTATCTGCAATAAATTTTCTAAAGTCCTGTGCATCTTTAATTGGTAGATTTTCAATTAAATTTCTGATATTCATTAAATCCTTATTTCCTGCAACCGATTTAATCATGAATTCAAGTTGTTTGGTCATAATCGGAGCATATCCATTACCATTCCAACTCTTTTGAATTTCTCTTATTTCCGCTTCTTGTTTTTGAGTCAAGAATTTGAAAGTAATATCTACTTTAGATTTTTCCATAAAATATGAATATTCCCCATTTGCATCAGGTGTTAAATTGAAATCTTTAACTTTTAAAGTACTTAAATCTACTTTGGTTTCAAACTCTTTGTCTGTTTTCGGGTCAGTTAGTGTTACTGTATATTCTGAACCAAATGCGGTGTTTCTTAAAAAGATTAAAATCGCTTGTCTATCCTCTTCCGCCAATTCCTCAATTGAAATATCTTTATCCAAAATCTTTCTTTTCAAAAGTTCGGAGACTATCGCATTTGTTTGAATTAGGTTTGGTGCCGCTAAAATATTTTCGTCCGCTGCTGTTAGATATGCAACTCTAACTGATTTTTTTCCATTTGGATAATGAATACCTTTTGTTGGTAATTCTACCACATCATAAGAAATTGTTGGGTCTACTCTAAATTGTTCCATAGTATTAATTTAATCAATAACTATTGGAAAGTCAAGTTTTTGATAAAATAAAAAACCC